GATGTCATCAATATCTGTTGAAGACAAACCCAATAGCATCTTCTGAACTGTGGCAAAGGGTATTTCCACAGGTTGCTTTTTGGGTTTAGTTTTCTTGGGACGATTTTGATGTTTAGGTAAGGGGGGATCCTTGTGAACCATAGAACCCACTGACTTTTGATGAGGGGAATAACAACCATAGTCATGGTCACAAGGAGACGGAGGGGGAGATTCAAGATTGGGGTACTCAGCCTCGCGTGGTACCACATCTGCGATGAAGGGTTGTCCAGGAACTGTGGGAACCGGTCGTGGGCGACAAATTTGGTCACCGCCCAGACACTCCCAACGACGCTCAATTGGGCAATTGTTTTCACAATCCTGACGACAATGGGGCCCCTGATCACAGGGATGACAATCTGAATTATCCAATGAAGAATGTGTATGGAGGCCTCCACCACCAACATTGATGTAGGTACACTCACTAATACACTTTCGTGAAGTTTGCTGCTTTATTAAACTCTCAGGCAAGGAGAGGATTGGTGCGCACCGGCGCGGTTTGAGTTTTTCAGCACTCATCTGCTCTTGTTCTGCCGAAGCCATTGACAAGGACGATTTACTTTCTTCCTCAAGACCATTGAGGGATTTGGCCGCATCGAGAACGGCTAACTGGGGGGGTTGTGAAGCGGATCGAGAAATTTACTATATGGCATGCATCATCGACGCAATTGTTTATCCTTATGGCCATAACACATGCAGGGATCCAGCCTGTAGAGGTGCAGTTTAGAAAAACACCTTGGCACCCTCATAGTCAATAGCACTTGTGCGTAGACGTAGAGAATGGTACCCCTCTTCAAGAGGGCCAAAGTATTTAGCGGACACCCACGCCTTCGTGAGGGCATCACCTGAAACATCGCGGTAGCCAGCCAAAGCGAAATCTTTTTCTGATCCCGTAAGAAAGGCTGCCTTGACATTCCCTAATCTAGCGATCTCACTTGCCAAGAACTTTTGTGCAAATGGAAACGCAGTTGTGGACAGCTTTAAACCAATACATGTTCCCTTATGAATTTGGTCAAGGGACACATGCGTTGGAGGTTTACAATAACAACCCAACTTTGATAATAATCGACCTATTTTGGGAACCATAACCACTCCTGATTGCCAAGGTGCAAATCGATTCGAACAGAATTCTGAATCAAACACACTCTTATGGGTCTTGGCAACACACTTGAACCCGAGGTTACGGAACCCTAACGCCCAAACTGGTTCGGGAATAGGGATTTTTAAAAAAGACAAATTGTCGTCACCCAGGACTATCATCTCCACTATCTCCAATGTACGCTCTATCGAAAGATTGAAGTGTTCCGAAATTATAAATAAATGAATCATAATGTTCAGAAGAGAATTGGCCCAGGCCGTCCACGGATCCCCCGACTTCCTACCGCCGGGGGTCCAAAATTTAATACCATGGGCTGATCGACCATGGGTTTTAATGTTAGCGCGAAACAACTGTAACCATAATGGCGGTGCTCCAAACTTCCGAGCCATCCATAGCAG